GTTGGACTTGGCACCTTTGCGCAACATAGCAAAATCGTTGGCATCTAGTTTGCCATTTTTGTTCATGTCAATTTTCTTTTGCTTGGGGCTCAATGCAGTTTTGATTGCTTCGGCAGCAACATCTCCCAGCATTTCGTCAACTTCTTTTTTGGCGCCGGCAATCTTGTCAGCAAAGGTGATTTTGTCGGCAGGTGGTGCCAGTTTGGCAAATGATTTTTGTTTGGCAGTCATTGGAGCACTGTCTTCTTCCGCCATGCCTTGCTTTGAGGCTTGCACAACAGCAGTCAACAGGTCATTGAATGTTAATTTGGGATTGATCAAGGCACCGGGAACAATAGTATTGTTGCCGTATACTAGATCAACGTCGTCAAAGTAAAGTGGAGAATTTCTTGGCAGGCCGGCGTTTTTTTCTAACCAGTTTGTGAGTTTCTTTACATCCTGAGTTTTTTCGTAGTAGCGAACGACATTGTGTCCAAGATCGCTTTCCGACACACCTTTGTTGGATTGAGCCATGCTTTTTTTGCCGTGTACTTGGGCGCCTTTTGCACCCATCTTGCGTTGCAAGTCTTTGATCATTTCTTCATCACTGCCATGTCCGACTAACCGGTTGATACTGCCAGCAACTCGCTTGCCAACACTCTTAGCTGTGTCCATGACGCCTTCGTCTACTTCTGTGTTGTCATACTTGTCATATTTTTTTCTAATAGGATCAAGAGCCTTGCCTTCACGTCCAGCCTTGGCCAATGCTTCCATGCCTTGTTTGCCATACTTTTCATAGCCCTTGGCAGCACGGCTCATGCCTTCTTCTTCCAGTTTGCCTTGTGCTTTGAGTTTGTTGCGCACAGCACCAGCCACACGTTCACCAGCGGCCTTGCTGCCATAACGTTCGCCAGCATCTTTAGCAATCTTGGCAAAATTCTTGCCTGGCTTGCCTTCGTCACGCTCGTTCAACTGTTGATGCTTGACTTCGGGAGTGGCACGGATGCCGTCTAGTTTTTTGTTTAAATCGTAAAAGAAACTCATTGTATTATCCTCTTGGGTTGGCGCCAGTGGCTGGCTTGGCGGGGCGATTGATCTTGGTCATTGGGCTCTCGTTGCCCGTTGGAATATCATTCGTGGTTTTGGCAGGTGGTGTCTTGCCTCCTGCAATGGTAAAATCACTGCGGTAAGCATTTTTCAACACAGCATGGTCATAAGGACCAGTTGCATAGTCTTTGCTCAGCGCACGTTGTTCAGCATCAGGTGCAGGGTAATCTGTTTTGTCCAACAGGTCTTTGCTTTCAGTATCAATCTTTTCATACTCGTTCACAAGGCCATCCACGTATGGTGTGGTCTGCATCACAATGTGATTGGGATCAAGGCCCATCAACTGTGCCAGTTGTTTGATCTGTGGCTCAATAGCTGGATACCGGAAGCTGACGTCAAACATAGTGACTGAGTCGTTTTTGTGGTTGGGAAAGTCAGTTGGGATAATCTGTATAGGAGTAGTTTTAGGCTCGCCTATTTTCACAGGATCAAATTGATCCAACTTTTTCTTCAACTGCGAGATCAAATCACCAGGCGGTTTGCCCAGTATTTTGATACGATAGTTGTAGGTACGTTCGCTTTCGGCGAGGTAATGGGCAAAATTTTTCATATCAGGTTCCTGTAGTATATTTATTCTTTTTTATCTTTTTGATCTTTGCTGGCCAGCAAACGTTCCAAGAGATCATTACGACTCAACACCATGCCCTGTGCTGTTTGCATGGCTTCACCTCCACCGGCATCTGCTGCTTTGGCGTCTAGTACACTTTGTTGTTGATCCAGGCGCATCTTCTTCAACTGCAGGTCAATCATTTTTAGCTTCTTGTCCATCTTGGCTGTTTTTGCTGTGATAGCATGTCCCAACATGTTGCTGGCCACTGAAAATATTTCGCTGGCAAAACGACTGTCTACTTGCATGCCCAGATCCATGAGATCATTGTAACTGCTTTTGGCCAGTTCAGCCAGGCCATCCATCTCCGCGTCATTGGCTTCTAGCCCACGCACACCGGGCAAGGCTTGATCAATTTTGTCTATGTTTTCGTCTAGGGTTTGTAATTGGCTGCGTAGGTCTTCTGTAGGGGGTGTGCCAGCATCAGCAGCTGGTGCATCTTCAGATAGGGGCAATTCAAAAAGTTCTTCGAGTTTACGGGTCATGCCCTATTTATGGGTCAAGCTCGGCCGTTGTGGAACATATCGTTCTCGGTGATAACTCTAAAAGTCAGGCCGTTTTTTCTGGCCCATTTGGTTGCGGCGTCCCATTTGCAGTAGTTGATTGCTACTATAGCACGGTCCTTGTTGCTCATTTTTGATTCTATCACACTCTGCTTTTTGGGTTTGATTTCAATCAGCTCGGCCTTGACTGTGTTGTCTCTTGTGCGATAAGTGATCAAGAAATCTGGAATGTACTGTGTCATTTTGCCTGTGAGTGGATGACGATAGGGTATAGCAATGCTTTCTGATGCCCACTGCAACACATTGTCATTGGTGTCGCAAAACTTCATAAAGCTCAGTTCCCAACCAGATCTGTATCGTGGTGTGCCGTTGCCCACATACTTGGCTGTGTTGATCACAGTGTAAGGTCCTTGTGCCCAGTGACTCATGTCAGTACGTTTCTAGCCTGATAAAAATTAGGTACCACAGGAACACCAACACCCAACAATGTGGCTCTACTGCGGATAGCATTGAGATAATATGCCAGATTAGCATTGAGATTTGATCCGCCTGTGCCTTGAAATTCTTTCAGCAAGGTCAGTGCTGGTATACCGGTATTTTCTGCTACCCTGAACAAACTCACTGTAAAATTTCCAGCCGCTTGTTTGGTAGTCATGGTTTTTAAAAAATAACTGTGTACAACGTCATACTCAGCAGCAGGTACGTTTACGTCGTAGTCATAAAATTGATCATACACTCGTACAGTCAAATCTATATTAGGGTTGGAATAATTTACAGTGCTCATGATCCTGGTCTTCTTAATTCAATTAGCTTCTGAGTTGTTGTTCGTTGGTCAGTGGTATTTGTAGATGGGGTAGTTGATTGTTTGGGAAACAACCACCCATCTGCTCGATTGGTCACTGCTCGTGTGGCAGCAGGTAATCCTTGAATTAGAGTATTTGTACCCAGTGCTGTTGCTTCGCTCTTGGCGATAGCAGCAAGATTTTTACCCTTGAATGTTTGATTGAGTCGGCCTGCTTTTTGTGCGGCACCAATAAGCCCCAACACACTGCCGCTTTGCAAGTCGCCAATGATGCCTGCACCAGTTTCCAACAGACCGCCTTGACCGAACACTGTGGCGTTGCCGCCGGGTCTTGAAATAGGACTGAGTGTTTTGTCATAGTGTGCATCTGTGGCAAATCCTTGCACATTGGGGTCGCCGCCCGGACTGGGTCGGGCTATTGCACCCGAATAGTATTTCACAGTCTCGTAGGCAATGGTCATTGAGTTTTGCATGATACCGGCACCTTGAGTATAATCATACTGATCATGACTCCAGTTTGTGATCAAGGGATTGATCAACACATACTCGGCAAACTTGTGCTGATCCATGCCATAAATTCTAATGTCACGGAAAAATGGTGGTTTACCAGTGCTCAATGATGATCCGCCATCATTGAAGCTTTCACCAATATAGCCCCAGTCGTTGACGTTGCCTACTCGTTGTACTGCATAGATGTCACGATCGTTGTAGCCAAATCCTCGTTGTGCATTGGCACTGGCACCATTGGCACCATTGGTATTGTTGGGATCAAGATATCTCTGTGTGGGATCCTTGTAGTAATAACTCATGTAGAGATACCACATTTTGCGAACCAAGTCATCGCTGGTGTCGTGAAATGTTAAATTCACTGGGTCGTAATTGATTCGCTTTTGTATGATACGTTTGCGATTGTATTGATTCAGTGTTTCGGTATCAATATTGTACTTGGGCAAGTCTACAGTTTTTACTGCTAGACTCAAATTCATTATGTCATCGTTGCCAAATGCACCACGGAGATAAGGAATCTCTTGCACGTTGAGTGTGAAACTAACGTGAAAGAGAAACTTGAATCTGGGTTTTAGTTCGTAGGCGTTGGTAGTAAACGTTTTGCTTGCGTGAGTGTAATCACGCAAGCTGTTGTTGCCTAAGAACCCTTTAAGGAAGTCTTGGCCGAATGACGACATGTTTAGACGCCTGCGCCGGTGACCACGTCGCCTATAGTTCTACCAATTGCGGTACCGACACCAGTGCCTTCAGGTGTTTGGTTGGCGTTGTCGTAAGCAATGGTCAATTCAATTGTGGCAGCTTCGTTGGTGCCATAATTCAAATCGCCGTAATTGGCAGCTTTCAAATAGCAACCATACAGTTCCCATGTTTCTAGCACAACCGGTGTGTTGGCACCGTTGCCACCATCAAGGATTTCAACTTTGGTCAAAAATTTGTAATCAATGCCAGACGCAGCCGAACTCATTTCCAAGAAGTCCATTTGTTTCTGCAACTGTTCGCCAATCAATCTACTGACTTGACCAGATGCATCATCACGCAGACTGCATGTGGTATCAGCCCAGGCATGACGGCCGGCCAGTTTCAAGGTTGAGTTGTAAATTGGCAATGCAATTTCTTCAAAGGTCAAATTGGGACGAGCAAAACTCACAACTTGTTTGGTCAATTCTGTTCTTGGTGTGCTCACACCAAGATTTTCAAACATCACTCTAAAGCGATATTTGAGTTTGGGCATCAACAGACCTTGGGTTGGCGAGCTTTGATCGCTGGCCAAGGGTACTGTCATTCTCTGTAGTGATGAAACTGCCATTTGTTATATCTCCTGTTGTTTTTATTTACCTAATTCAATGACCGGCCGAAGCCGGTCATTTTTGATCAAGCATTAAGTCCTGAAATTTCTCCAGTGTTCTTGATGCGCAGGGGAATGTAGATAAATTCAACTGCTTTGACTGGTTCAATAGCAACGTCAACCCATAGTTCATTGCGGTCAATACGTGCAGGAGTATTGTTGCTCAAATCGCACACTACCAAATAGTCATAGATGGCACGTTTGGCAATCAAGTCAATCATCAAACTGTTCACAGTGTTGGTGATCTCATTGCGGGTAATTTGATCATTGGGTTCAAACAAGTACAGTTTTCCAATTTCTTCCAGGCGTCCGCGCAAGAAGCAGATCAGTCGTGCAACGTTGATGCGATCCAGGGCTGTGGTGGCACCTTGACGTGTTTTGTTACCAAAGTTGGTGATACCAATGCCTGGGATAAAGGTGATTGGATTGATGTTGTTTTGATACAGTACATCACGCAGGCCTTGTCCCACAGCAATTTGTTGGAACTCGCCAGTTGTGGATTCAATGTAACCAAT